GATTTTGAACCAGGTGTTGTTATCTACATTCCTAAGAGATCAAGTCTACAGCAATTCCTAGGAGTATAATATGGCCGTTAGAGATCTCGGTAGAGAAGTAGCAGCATTTATAAAACCAGACGGTACCCGTGCCTTATTGGATCCAGTGACCACGGTAATACCCAACGGACTTGCAGCAATTATTACTAACCAGTCTCAAGCTAGAGCAACAGATCCTATCAAAGATGGCAAGAGTAAAGTTTTGCCAAATCCTAACAGTCCGATGTCAGCTGCTCTTAATTTACAAAATGTAGTATACAATCCTTTAGAAAATTTTGCATCTTATAGTCCATTATGGACGTTGGCTGTGTTAACACCTAAGCAATTTAACAATCCGGATCTATATAGAAAAAATCCCAACGATTTAGAAAATGTTGTATTTTCTTCCGGTGGCCGATTTGATGGTATAAAAATAGATACTGCAAATTTAAAAATCGTTTCTCAGCGAGTACGAACCGCGTCCGGAACTCCAGAATATTTTGTCAATAATTTTGTGATGAAAGCGGTAGTTGCAGCCAACGAACGTACCGGCAACAGCAATGCTGTGAATTTTGAATTTGATATCTACGAACCGTATAGCATGGGATTGTTATTACAAAGTCTACAGGTAGCAGCAAAACAAGCGGGGTATGTTGATTACCTCGAGAATTGTCCTTATGTTTTACGATTAGATTTTGAGGGATGGACAGAAAGCGGAGTTAAGTTAAGCTCTGTATTACCTAAATTTTTCGTATTGAAATTAACCAGCGTAAAATTCACAGTCACTGAACAAGGCAGTTCTTATAAGGTAGTCGGAGTTCCGTATAATCATTCGGGATTTGCAGATACAGTTAATGCAATTTTCAACGACGTAAAAATAACTGTTGGACCAAAAGGCACGGTCGAAGAGGCACTGCAAGCCGGCGCCGAGGGACTGGCATCAGTACTAAACGGCATTGAAGCAAAATTAGTCAAAGACGGAAAAATAGGAATCCCCGACGTATATGACATACAATTTCCTAACAACAGTGCAGAATTTACGAGAGCTGCTAAAATAACAAAAACAAACTCAGCCACACAAGATCCCAATAACAAGGATAAAAACATCATCCCCGGAACAAAAGTGCAGTTTATATCAGATTTTGAATCTAATGTTATTGGAGCTTCTAAATTTGGATTTACCGCAGCCGACGGCGGTAATTTTCCTTTTAAGAAACGAGATGACTCAGTTGATGACAAGGGCCTTGTTATTAGAGATAACATGACCATTGATCCTAAAAAACGTACATTTCAATTCGCGCAGGGTCAAACAGTTACATCAATCATAAATCAAATAATTCTAAGCTCTGAATACGCCAAAGCTGCTGTGATTAAACAAAATGCTGTCAGCAATTTGGGATTTATTAAATGGTGGAAAATAGATGTACAAGTAGAAATGTTAGATTACGACGAGAAGACTGGAGATTTTGCTAAAAAAATTACCTATCGAGTATTACCTTTTCAAATACACCACACTGTGTTTTCCAGCGTTAGCACCACTCCTATTGGTTATCCGGAATTACAGAAAAAGATTGTCAAGGCCTACAATTATATCTATACCGGAGCTAACGTAGATGTATTGAAGTTTGATATTCAGATTGACAATTTGTTTTATAGCGGTATTAATCCTTCAGCGGAAAACAAAGCTGGAAAAGCATCAGATCCAAATACCGGCGGCGGAACTGGAAAGAAAGCAGCAGAAACCACAGAAATTCCTACAGGTCCAGATGCTAAAAAAGTTGCAGCCGCATCCGGTGGCCGCGCTAGAAATACTAGAAGTCCTGAGCTTCTAAAAAAATCTGTCGGCGGCACCGGAGCTACTGATGTGGCCAAAGAAGTAGCAGAGAATTTCCACCAGTCGTTTTTATCAGGCAGCAGTGCTGATATGATCAAGGTTAATTTAGAAATTCTTGGAGATCCGTATTGGATGGTAGACAGTGGTTTCGCTAATTATTTTGCAAAACCTGATGTGGCCAATGATCAACAGACCGAAGACGGTACTATGAACTATGAGTCTGGAGACGTCTTTGTGTATCTTACATTTAGAACTCCTGTGGATATCGACGAGTCTACTGGACTATATCAATGGCCGCTGGCAGGCAAAGAAAGCCCGTTCACTGGCATATACAGAGTCATCATGTGCGAAAGTTCATTCCAAGACGGAAACTTTAAACAAAAATTAGAGTGTCTAAGAATGCCTGGACAAGAGAAAGACTTCAAAGATGCGGCTGCTGAAGACAAGAAACAAGCAACATACAAAGAAGCAGTGCTCGCTACTATTCTTAAGAAACCAGTTTCTGAAAAAAGCACTCCACAAGATCGATCATAAAGAGATAAACAATGGCAGAACAAAAACGGCTATCGGCCGATCAAACTGATAAACGCAATGTAGGCAATGGTCCTTATCTAGCAAGGATAATAAACCATCTAGACCCGTCTTTAATGGGAGGGCTTGAAGTCACTCTATTACGGAATCAAGGCAATGACATGGGGGACGAAACTCAGTCGTACCAAGTTCGATGTGCTATGCCATTCTTCGGATATACTGCCTACGAATACATGGGACAGAACAGCTCAACTAACCCAGATGATCCCAAGAAACCGCCTCCTACTATTGAGGCCTATAACGATACACAGAAAAGTTATGGTATGTGGTTTGTGCCACCCGATGTAGGCGTAACAGTTATTGTGGTATTCATTGACGGGGATCCTGCCCAAGGATATTGGATAGGGTGTGTACCCTCGAGATTTGCCAACAACATGGTACCTGCTATCGCAGGATCAGCAGAAGTTGATTATGACAAGACTGATAAGACTCGATTCAATAACGGTAGTAATCCGCTACCGGTCGCTGAGATTAACAGAAAAATAAATTCTTCTGATTTAAAAGTAGACCCTGATAAAATTAAAAAACCACTGCATCCTATCGCTGAAAAGTTTTTAGAGCAGGGATTGATTGCAGACTTTGTTAGGGGTACTACTACTTCGTCAGCAAGACGAGAAGTACCTTCTATGGTATTTGGCATATCAACTCCCGGCCCTTTAGATAAACGCATTAATGCAAAAAAATCCACAGTTGGTACTACTCAATCACCATCTCCTGTAACAACAGCAGTTAGTAGACTAGGCGGCACACAATTTGTCATGGATGACGGGGACGAACGATACCTTAGAAAAAAACCAGCGAGCGAAGGTCCCGAAGAGTATGCTGATGTAGCCAAAGGTGAAACCGGCGATCCGACTATTCCTATCAGCGAATACTTTAGAGTTCGTACTCGTACCGGTCATCAGATATTAATGCACAATTCAGAAGACCTAATTTACATAGCCAACTCTAGAGGAACAGCCTGGATAGAATTAACGTCTAATGGAAAGATTGATATATTTGCTGCTGACAGTGTTAGCATCCATACTGAAACAGATTTGAATATTAGAGCAGACAGAGATATAAATTTAGAAGCGGGCAGAAACATAAACATGAGAACAGAGTCTGGTAGATGGCATGCTGAAATTGCTACAGATTTAGAGTTCTTGGTGAATGCCAATGCTAATATTACTGTTGGCGCCGATTACAACTTATTGGTGGGTGCTGATACAAAAATTTCCAGCTACAAAGATTTTAATCTAGCTACCAATGGAAGTAATAATTTTACTGCCGGTGCCGATACAAATATCAGTACCACCGGCAATCACGTAGAAACAGCGGCTAGTATCAATATGAACGATACTCTTACAGCAGCAGCCGCGGAAGTAGCTACGTTCGTAAAACCTCTAGATCTACGAGAAAACTTGGTAGTTTCTACAACAGCAGGGTGGGACAAACTTTATCAAGCAGGCAAGCTAACCAGCATCATGAAACGCATTCCTATGCACGAGCCTTGGCCGCAACATGAGAATCTAGCACCTGACCAACAACGCCCAGCAAATACAGATAGGGAAACATAATAATGGCTAATAAACTTTATAACAACAAAGTAGTTTCAGTAAACAAAGCTTCGGTTGGAGATAACAACAGTGGTAGTTTTGTTTACAGAGGATTCAACTCAAAAGAGACTACAAAGAATTACAAATTATATGACATTGATCTTGTCAAACAAGATCTCATGAATCATTTCTATATCCGCAAGGGTGAAAAATTAGAAAACCCAGAATTCGGAACGATTATTTGGGATATGCTGTTTGAACAATTCACTGAATCAGTTAAAAATATGATTGCCAAAGATGTCGAAGAAATAATCAATTATGATCCTAGGATGCAGGTAAATGAAGTTCAGATCGACAGCACAGATATAGGCATACGCATACAGGCAGATATAACCTATATACCGTTTAATATCAATGAAAAAATGACATTTGAATTTGATAAATCAACTTCTTCAATAAACTGACCACATAATTTTGTTTGGTAAATATGATACAGGAATGAAAAATGACGACAACTTCTAGACAAAATAATTTGATACTCAACGAAGACTGGAAGAGAATTTACCAGACTTTTAAAAATGCGGATTTTAAATCTTACGATTTTGAAAATCTTCGCAGAGTCATCATTACATATCTAAGAGAAAACTATCCCGAAGACTTCAATGATTACATCGAAAGCAGCGAATACCTCGCGCTAATTGATGCTATCGCATTTCTCGGTCAAAGTCTAGCGTTCCGTGTTGATTTAGCCAGCCGAGAGAATTTTATCGAGCTAGCAGAAACCAAAGACAGCGTCTTGCGTATTGCACGTATGTTAAGCTACAATGCAAAAAGAAACGTGCCTGCTAAGGGATTATTAAAATTTACCACAGTTACTACCACAGAAGATATCTTAGATAGCAATGGTAAGAATCTTTCTCAGCAGATCGTCTCGTGGAACGATCCTACAAATACCAATTGGCTTGAACAATTTATATTGATACTAAATTCAGCAATGGCTGATAACACCGAGTTCGGTCGCAGCCAAGGCTCTGCAACTATACAAGGTATTCCCACCGAACAGTATCGTTTCAGAACAAATTCAATCGACGTTCCAATTTATTCAGTTTCTAAAACAGTAGCTGGTAGGAATATGACTTTTGAAATC